AAGTAGGCTGTGTTTTTGTCAGGTATTTCTTCCCGCCTTTCAAAATATCAAGTTCTGAACCCTGCACATCTAACTTAATAAAATCAAATGCAGGGAAATTTAAATCGTCTAGTGCATACGCCCACTTCTTAAGAACCAAGGGATCTTGGTAATAGACGGTGTTTTCGCGGTAGATAGAACTGCCGGTTGTGCAAGCATCCTCTGACAATGTATAAAAATCTATTTGCTTGGTCTTTTTACTGAGTAAATAAAAGTCGGTATCAAAATCTAGAAGGAAAGGCGCTTGACGCTCGTCTCCTTCAATGCATTTAATCTTGGAGCCTGGAAATAGCTCTTTGATTAGACGCGCAAATTCACCACGATAAGCTCCAACATCTAAAACGCTTTTAATGGGCTGCTTTAAATGTTGAAGCCTATGTCGAAATCTCTGCACAGATCTTGTATCAGCTCAGAGAAGTGATATCAAAATCGTTCAATTTTTCTTCGGTTGGGGTTCCGGTCATGCTTCCGTAAAAGCTGTCAAACACCATGTCCAGATGCACGGTGTTGCAAAAACCTAGCAGTTCAGCCTTGGTGAAATCAGAAGGTTCTTTGTTGAGATACTCAACGTCTGCTCCACAACTAAAATCTTTGGTCAGACCATTGCAGCTGTAGACAACGGTCAGATCCCACTTCTTCACTTTACCGTTGGTTTTAACGGTAGGAATGGCCTTGGAGAGAGCCTTGGTGGCACCAATAGCGTTAATAAAAGCCATTATTTAAACAGGTGTTTTTTAGATTATAGCAGTAGTTTAAACCTAGCCCAAATCAAATTGCTTAAGTCACAATGTGATTGAGAAACGCTTCTTCCAGATTTTCCAGGCGTGTGGAAAGTTCTTGTACAGCTTTTACCAAAATTGGATAGGTCTTCATTGTATCAGCTTCCCATATCAACGGATTTTCTTTATGGACAAGACGTGTGTATTGTTGTGTACCAAACTGCTGTTCAACTTGGTCTAGCTCCTGGGCAATAAAACCAAAATCTTTACGACCTTTTCGAGAGCCATCACGTGTTGCCCAATCAAATTTTACAGGACGCAACGCTTTAATAAATGTTATGCCAAATGGCAGATCTTCAATATTAGTTTTGTCTCTTACGTCTGAAAGGGTTGAAATTGTTGTATCAGCACAACGTAAGTTAACAACGTTGGCGTTACCAAGTGTAAATTCACCGGTAACTGTTGCAGCAGAAGCCTGAGCCTCATTACCAATACATGTGTTGTTGACACCTGTAGTAATCGTGTTCCCTGCATTATTACCAAGAGCAGTATTACCTGTGCCAATAGTTGCATTGGTTAATCCACTAATACCAATGCCAATATTGCCAACACCCGTCGTATTTGAACGCAGAGCCTGATCACCAATAGCGATATTGTTAATTCCTGTTGTGTTAAGTAGTAAGGCTTGTGTGCCGATTCCAATATTATCGTTACCAATTGTGTTATTGCCCAGTGCGTTATCACCTAAAGCAACATTGCTGCTTCCTGAGGTATTGTTCCACAATGAATACTGTCCAAGGGCTGTATTGCCGATGCCAAGTATGTTGGCATATAAACTTCTAAATCCTACTCCAACATTGTTATAGCCAGTTGTGTTTGCACGTAAGGCTTGTACGCCAATGGCGGTATTGTAACCACCTGTTGTGTTAGATAGTAATGCACTATCACCAATGCCAACATTAGTGGTGCCAGTCGTATTAGACGACAATGCATTATTACCAACAGCTGTATTACTTGTACCGCCTAAGTTAGCACTTAATGTCGACTTTCCAACCGCAACGTTGCTAAAGCCTGTAGTGTTAGCGCCTAAAGCATTATCACCAATTGCAAGACTTTCATTTCCTATTGTATTGACGCGTAAAGCGCCAGAACCTATTGCTATATTGGAAATACCTGAGGTATTAGAAAATAAAGCGGTTGGACCTATGCCAATGTTATTATTGCCCGTCGTATTAGAGAATAAACAAGTACTACCAATGGCAATATTATAGCTGCCAATTGTATTTGATAATAGAGTCTGATAGCCAACTGCAGTACTGTCAATACCTGTTGTATTAGCGCGCAGGGCTTGATAGCCGACTGCAACCATATTGCCAGATTTGTTATTTTCCAACGCAAAGGAACCAACTGCAGTACTAGCTGTTCCTGTTACATTTAAACGAAGAGCGCTCCCTCCAATGGCGGTATTGTAATTACCTGTTGTACTAGTCTGAAGAGTACTATTTCCAACGCCAACATTGGTTGTGCCAAATGTATTACCGATTACTGCAAAAGAACCGATACCAATATTATTGGTACCTGATGTATTACTGTTTAAAGCAATGTAACCAACAGCTGTATTATTGGTGCCTGTTGAGTTAACGGATAAAGCACTGTTTCCAATTGCAACATTAAAACTTCCTGTTGTATTATTGACCAACGAAGTAACTCCAACGGCGGTATTGTTTGCACCAATCGTGTTGCTAAACATGGATGATCTGCCGACAGCAGTATTATCAGAGCCTGTTGTATTTGTTTGCAACGCACCGTAACCAACCGCGGTACTTCTGCTGCCCGCCGTACTATAAAATAAAGCGTTAGCACCAATAGCTGTATTTTCAGCACCTGTTATGTCAGTGGTTAATGCAGAAGATCCAACGGCGGTATTGTAATTACCTGTTACGTGAGCCTTAAATGCTTGATAACCAAAAGCAACATTAGCAAAAGCAGTTGTGTTAGCGTTTAAGGCTTCATATCCAACCGCGGTATTACCACCAGCTGTACTATTGGAGCGCAGCGCATTAAAACCAACCGCTACGTTAGCATTTGCTGTGTTAAGACGTAATGCATTTGCACCAACAGCAACGTTAGCAAATCCAATTAAATTTGTATATAAACCACTGATACCAATAGCAATATTTTGACCGCCTGATGTATTACTGTATAGAGCCTGATAACCAATTGCAATATTCTCAGCGCCTGTTGTATTAAACGTTAATGCAACAGAACCTACTGCAACGTTTCGATTGCCTGATGTATTACTATCTAAAGACTGATGGCCAACTGCAGTATTATCGCTGCCAGTTGTGCTTAATGAACCTGCCTGATAACCAATAAATGTATTATTAACGCCGGTATTAACATTGCCAGCTTGATAACCTAAAGCAGTTTCAAAAGGACTTGCAGAATCAGTAACGCCGGATAAGCTGGATCCTGCTGTTACCTCTGCCCATGTGGTGGTTCCATTTCCATTTGTTTGTAAATAAAATCCTGATGTTCCAGTTATTGTAGGAAAACTGTATAGACCATATGGTCGAATATCACCACTACCACTGATAACGATTACATTACCGGAAGCTCTGTAAATACTGCCAGAAATCTGATTCGTAAAAACACCGGTTGCAAAATTGGCAGTAGTTCCAGTTACTGTTACACCTGTAATAGATGTAAAACTACCGGCATTTCCTGTAATGGTTGCGCCAGACAGCTGACTTGTAAATACACCATTTACACCATTGAGATCGGTGGCAAAAACCGTGGTGCCAGTGATGCTTGCACCCGATAACAGGTTAGTAAAGACACCATCTACGCCATTGAGGGTAGTGGCGGAAATGGTGGTGCCAGTTATTGTTGCACCAGATAATCGGGTGCTGAATACACCGCTTACACCGTTGAGAGTAGTAGCAGAAACCGTTGTACCAGTGATGGTTGCACCGGATAACTGGGTGCTAAAGACACCGCTTACGCCAGTAATGCTTGTTGCAGCAACCGTAGAACCGGTAATTGTTGTTCCAGATAATTGCGTTGTAAATACACCTGTTACGCCTGTAATCCTAGTGGCGGAAACGGCGGCACCCGTAATAACGTTTCCAGATATTTGTGTAGTAAAAACGCCACTCGTTCCTAAAACGTTTGCGCCGCTAACACTATTAATAAATACACCAGTTTGTCCCGTAATGGTGTTCAGGGAAAAAATATTTCCACTGCTGGAATCGTAAGAGCTATATTTGATGGCCATCAGTCAATTACCCAACCTTGTGAAAGATTTGCATAGATCAACCTAAAACGAGCGTTTAAATCGTCAATCTGCAAATCATCTGCTACACCCATTATATTATTCCCATTTCGCAAAAGAAGCCCAGTAGTTGTATTACTTCTGTTGATAATTCCAACATAACTACCCGTGACGGGTGCTGCGGGTAGTGTAATCGATGCTCCACTAATTAAAACATAATATGTATTAGAGACACCGGTAATATTTCCCGTAATTACACTAATGTTTTCTGCAGCTGAAGGGATTTGGATTTCGACCCAGCTTGTTGTTCCATTTGCATTAGTAGATAAAACATAACCGGAAACGCCTGTTCCTGCTGGAAAACTGTATGCGCCATAAGGCCGGATATCGCCAGAGCCACTGATAATTACAATACCGCCACTCGAATAATATGTGTTTCCAGAGATTATCCCAGTTGTAAAGATACCGCTTGCAAATGTACCACTACCAGAAACAAAAAGACTGCCACTGGTGAGTAAACCGGAGCTAAAGATGCCGCTACCACTGCCAACAATGTTACCAGTTGCTGCAGCGGTAAAATTTAAATACGTAGCATTAATTGTTCCAGCAGTAACTACTGTTGCATTAATAGAGTTTCCGGTAATAACATTGCCAGAAATATTCGAAAACGTTCCCGAAATTCCGGAAATGACTGTAAATAAACCAGTGACACCAGTTACTAGTGGCGAGTAGATTCTATTTGCGAAAGTTCCACTAACTCCTGTCAGATGTGTAAATAGTCCTGTAGAACCTGTAATGGTGGCACCTGACAAATCAATAAAAACACCAGATCGAAATATTCCGGATATACCCGAAATCGTGGCACCTGTAATTGTATTCCCGCTGATGGATTCAAACGCTCCTGCCACAGCGGTAAACGAATTTGCTTGAATTGTATTTCCTGTAATTAAAACACCGGATATTAAACCGGTTGCATTAAGGGAAGAACCTGTGGCCGTATTAAAAATAAACGTTTGACCTGTAACAGTATTCCCTGAAATTGTTCCGGAAACAACAAGGCCTGAGCTGATAATTCCGCTTCCCAGTACAATTAAATTACCATCAGCGGATAGGTTACCCGTAGTAGAAATCGAAGGAATTGAAATGGTATTCGTAAAAATACCTGTTGCAGCCGTAATTGTTGTAAATTGACCACTTGTCCCAGTGATAGTGGCTCCGCTGATATTGGCTGTACTTGTAAGGCTACTAACAGTTACTGTGTTAAAAAGACCTGTTACGCCGGTAATAACAGCTCCAGATAATTGATTCGTGAAAACACCGGTAACTCCTGTAAGCCGCGGAAATATCCCTGTTGCACCACTTATAAAAGAGAAAGTTGCAGTATTTCCAGAAACACTTTGTCCTGTAATATTTGTGAATGCGCCTGTTGTTCCTGTGATCGTGGTTCCAGATGCAACGGTGAATAAACCGGTTACTGCGTTTAGGCTTGTAAACTGTCCCGTTACGCCCGTAACGATTGCGCCAGAAACACGTGAAGTGAAAACACCTGTTACGCCTGTAATCTGATTAAAAAGTCCGGTATTTCCTGTAATAACAGCACCGGACAAACGGCTTGTAAAAACACCGGAAACGCCAGTAACGTTTGCAAAAGCACCTGTATTTCCTGTAACAGTTGCGCCAGATAAATAAGAAGTGAAAATACCGGTGACACCAGTGATGCTGGTACCATTAATGTTTATTCCGGTAATATTATCTCCCTTGATAAGCTGACCTGTAATACCGCTTGCTGCAACTGTATTGCCAGTAATCGTCTCACCGCTAAACGTTGTTGCGGTGACAGTGCTAAAGCTGGCGTTTGTTGATTGTAATGAAACAAAGTAACCAACAACACCATTTACATTAGTACCAAGGATACTGGTGCCTGTAATTGTTGCACCGCTAATACTGCCGGTGCTACTAAAATTATTGATAACAACGTTATTAAGATTTACTGTTCCTGTTCCAGCGCTTGTTATATTGCCTTGAACAGTTAAGCTACCTGAAACATTCAGGTTATTCTCAATGCTTAAATTGTTGCTGAGAGAGCCGCCAGTTAACTGAAGATAATATTTGTTTAAGTAAGCTTTATGCTCTTGGAATGTAAATTTCTTATTTTTTAATCCTGGGTCAACTTCTGAAACGTGGACAACAGTAAACAGATCGGCATCTTGAATGTCGAAAGAGGTAATCGAAGGCAGATCTGTAATGCGCCTGTTGGCCACGTATACTCTCGCAAATCCTATAACTAAAATTATAGTTTAGGTTTGCTGTATTTATTTGACCTTTATTTCAATTTGAGGTAACATGCGAGACCCGAGTCCCCATAAACCTTGAGCACCTAAAACAATTCCACAAGATAAAAGCAGTACCAAACCAAGTTCTGCGACTGTAAAATTACGTCTTAAATAAATGATTTGTGGCTGTTGAGGCTGTTGCGGAATAATGGACGGGGGAGGAGCTGCCAGCCGTTGGGATTGGGCTAGATCTGTATTTTGCTCGCCCAGGGATTCAGCAATTGCCCTTTCCCTTGCGATCGTTTTAAACATTTCAATTTGCTCTCTAGACAGCTTTGGACGAGGAGTAAATTCCGAGGGTCCATCACTTTGAATTTGCTGTTCCATCTTGGTAACAAACCGTGTCTAAATACATTAGCATTTAAGCAAAACAACTGAGGTATGTCTTACGGAATTCGCAAAGGATTAGAGGATGTCGCACACGAATTAAAAGGAATTCGTAACATTCTCTCAAGCATCTGGGCTCTTCAAGAGGGGGCGGGTGAAAAAGGCAGCATAAATCCAGAGCTTTATGCTGACGAGTACATTTCTACCGAGGAATGTGCACGAAGATTGTCTGTAACAGATCAGACGATACGAAACTGGATTGCAATTGGCAAAAAAAATAAAGATGGGAAAGGTTGGATTGAAGGCGTTCATTACGTCAACATAAATCCTGGTTATGCAAAAAAGAACAAGCTACGCATTCCATGGAACCAGCTGATCCGTTCTTTTGCTAAGAATACAGAGCTTTCCTTTAAACACTATAAAGACCGAGGGAACGAAAAACTTTATAAATTTAATGAGCATTCCCTTGACGTTTATTTGTCCTCTTTAGAAAAAGATCAAAATGCAGAAGAAAATAATATCACTAGCTCATAGGTTTGAGTCTTTTTCGATAGAGGAAGTCACTTTAGAAAACCATAAAGAGATGCTGCCTCTCTCCCTGGCTCTGCAAGTAGAAGCTTTCTTGCCCCCCGAAGGCTCTTTCGATACTGAATGCTTGCGGCGCTATTTAAAAATTATCCGTACTTACGAAGAGGAGGATGTAAATTCCAGCATGACGCTGGCTAACCGGTTGCGTTTTGCTTTTCGCGATATGCAACCTGACACTATTTGCAATAAGTTTCCAATTGCAGAGCTTCCTTTGAAACGGCGCTTGCGTTGCGTTGCGGAGTATTTAATTCGTTCTGGAGAATTTGATAAGCTCCGCGACGAGAATGGTAAACTCATCAAAAAGCGTGGAATTCTTGGTAAACTTGTGGTCATCTATCAACCACTTCCAAAGCTCCAAGAAGTTTTACAAAAACAAGGGCTGACATCCAATGAATAGACGAGAAAGATTAATTGCTCAGGCTGTTGGTCCTGACATGGATGAAACCAAAGTCAAGATGTTAGACGCAACTGTGCGTTTAATTCTTGGTGATATGGGCGAGCATTACTGCAAAATGTGGGATGCAGAAGGCCCTGGCGTCATGGTTTTCCAACCTAAGAACAAAGAAAGGTCCATGTTTTTTTGGACTCTTAAGGAAATTCATTCTGCTCAAGAGGAGTGCGAACGTGGTAATAATGGGGATTTGGCTGAAAGCTTTAGACGGATTTTATCGGCTGCACAAAAAATTGACCCAACAGAAAAAGCCGGATACGTCATTAATGATGATGAAGGCATCCGTTATTTTGAAGTCGATTACAACAAGGCGACCGATAACTAATGGCCATTACTAAAAGCGGCATGCGCCGCGAAGATCTTGAATTGGTTACCAATGCAGATCTGGTTGCTGCCGCTCATGGCTTAATGGGCCATATCGATCTAGACGTTGCAAGTTCAGCTTTTGCCAATGAATATGTCAACGCAAAACAATACTACACACCGAGTGATGACGGATTAAACGATCAAGAATGGTTTGGAAAAGTTTACCTGTTTCCGCCCAGTGGGACATACTTCTGGGACAAAAAGAATGAACGTTGGAAGATGACCAGGGCTTGCTCCTCAACCTTGACATCATCTCACGCTGTGTGGTTTAGGCGTTTATTTAAAGCCTGGTTTCATAACGAAATAGAAGAGGGTCTGTATTTTTCCAATTGCCCTGACATGTTTCGTTATGAGCAGCGTCTTTTTGATTTTCCTGTTTGCATTCTCAGAACAGTTCCAACATTAGTTGCACGTACCAACGAAGGAATCAAACGGCATAACACATGCACTTCCTTTTTGGTTTATCTGCAACCAAAAGACAATATCGGAGAAGCGACCCAGCGTTTTATCGATATTTATTCCGAAAAAGGTCGCGTTCTCTGCTGAATACCTTATATTGAGAAAGCTTTATTGGGTCTATGAGCGTTCTCTGCGATAAAGAAATTCGTCGTCTTGCTGAAGACGAAGAGATGATTGCGCCTTTCCAGGATCGTCTTGTCAGTAAAGAAAATGGGCGTCGTATTCTCAGTTATGGACTGAGTTCCTACGGATACGACATTCGTCTGTCGCCAGAGCAATGCTTGATTTTTGGGCGCATCTCCGAAGGCGAGTGTGATCCCAAAGACTTTAAGCCTGAGATCCTAACCAATGCCGAACTTTTAGAGGACGAGAAGGGCAAATATTTTCTGTTGCCTCCTTATGGATATTGTTTGGGCGTGGCACGTGAGCGCCTCAAACTTCCTCGTGATGTGACCGTGGTGGCGGTCGGTAAATCTACATACGCCCGTTCAGGTATTCTCGTGAACATCACCCCGGCCGAAAGTGGTTGGGAAGGTTATCTCACTTTGGAGATCAGCAACTGCACGGGACTTTTCAATCGCATTTACGCCGATGAAGGCGTGACTCAGCTGCTGTTCTATCGCGGGAATCCTTGCGAAGTGAGTTACCAAGATCGCAAGGGTAAGTATCAAAATCAAGCCCCAGAGGTAGTCTTTAGTAAAGTCTGATCAACTAAAGGAATCGCGCCAGCTATAGGGTCTGCCGGTACTGGATTGTGGTTTATTGGGGTAGTTAACACTGCCCCTCCCCCCTGGTGCATCTCCCAGGCTTGGAAGAACAACCCCACCACGAGAAGACGGATACCTGCCAACCGAGTTTCCCATGATCGGATAACGTGTCTCTGCTTGTGCCCTGTGTTTTCCAGCGAGTCGAGAAGCCTTCATAAAACGTGAGACTCGGTTCTGTTGAATTTCGTTGGCTGTATCTGCCGCATTGGCCGTAGCTCTTTCTCCAGGATCTAAACGTCGCAAGTCAACGTCGTATTGACGTTCTGGCGTCAGGTCTGTAACTTCACCACCTGAGGATCCAGAATCTTGCCTGGGATCATATTGCAAGCGTCCTCTGTATCCAATCGATGTGTCGACTGGATCGTTGGCGTTTTCTCTACGTGGGTTATAAAATCTTGCCATGTTAATATTGTAATCGAAGCAATTCGGGCCAAGATATTCTCATGCACGGTTCTGCAGACTACAATGATGGGCTCGGTCAGAACATCATTGATGAGCTTATGTGTCGTTGTTTAAATCAGGCAACTTTTGGTACTGATCTCGACAACGAAGAAAATGATGTGCCATTATATGATCAGTACAATCGTGGTTTAACATTATGCCAAGAGGAGAGGCCAAGGCAAACGCTGGAACTCGAGGGGGCACGGCCTGGACTGACGGGTTACATTCCATCGATGGAAGAAGCCCTGGAGATGGGGGCGGATCCACGCCCGAAGAGCTTGGTGTTGGAGCTGGAAGAACCGGACGAGAAGGAAGTGATGCTATCGGCAATGCGACGTGGTTTGCTCCGATAGAAGAAGTGAGTGATTGCCCAGGGGGGGTGTGCCCGGTTCCCTGGGCAGTAAAGGAAGAGATACCTGTTTTGCAACCTGATACAGTTAACCACCCACCTCATTACACCGATGGTGGTATCGAATGCATCGAGGCGATTGAATCCCAGCAAACACTGGAAGAATTCCGCGGCTATTTAAAAGGTAATATCGTCAAATATATTTGGCGGGAGCAACATAAAGGCGGAACAGAATCACTGAAAAAAGCTCAGTGGTACCTGAACCGCCTTATTCAACTTGACGAAGTTCAGAAGGGCTGAAGATCTTCGTCGTCGTCATCATCTTCAAAGATGCAGGCGGCAGCAAGCTCGGCTAACTCCAGGTCGGTGGGGATGTCAAATTCAATGTTGACATTCTCATCGGCCATTAACGATTTAACTGCATACCACTCCATAAGGCGTTGGTGGTACAGGTTTAAGAGTGCACCATATAACTGATCCCAAGTCATCTCTTGGGCCTGCAGCTCGGCCTTCCTCATTGAAAACTGAAGCTCTAAAGGAAGCTCAAACTGACGGGGTTCAACCGATCTGTCCATTCCTAGTCGCATACTTCAATTAGAACTATTCTAGGGCTAAATGTCGCAGATACCTTTTAGCTCAAAATCATAAAACTCAGACCCGCTCCAGGGATCTTCTTCAATTCGAAAATTGTTGGCAAACTCTGACAGAGTATAAGGATTGATGGCCTCCTCCAGAATGCGGATAGCGTGTACCTGGTGAGCGGCCGCCGAATAATTCCGAAATGCTGTCAATAAAATGTCAGCTGAAATCAATGTGCTGTCATTGACCTCACGCAGAAAAAGTAAAACCTCTTCTTGACGACGGTGAAGAAGAGCGCCGACCATCTTGTGTTCTTGATCAAAAACCCACTTGGGAATCTCTTCACTGGCACCACGCCAATCTTCCTGCTCTAGGCAGTCGATGATGTTGCTGTAAAGGAAAGAACTCCAGCCAACGGAATGAATGAATGAGAGTAAAGCCTGGTGCATGGATTCATCCAGCCCAAGATTTAACTTCTTTAGTTCAGTATCCAGTACTTCTAACTCGTGGTACAGGTACTCCAGGGCCTTGCGTTTCGTGCAGAGATGTCCTCGCCTGACTGGAGATCCGTCCGGGTGATACTGGGTGCCGTAACCAATGGTGTACGGCTCACCACCAGTGGCTGGATCTGGGTATGCCTTCTCGTTATACCCTTCATATTTTCTGATTAATTCAATTGCCGCAGAAAAATCAGACATAAGGGGTAACTAAGTTACCCCCAATCATACACAAATTATTTACCTTGGCCGCGAGTTTTTTTGCGTCCATGATTAGGCAAGGAGTGTAATCCTTGGCCCTGTCTCGTCTTTTTCGGTTTGGACTCAATCTTGACGGACGCAGTTGACTTGGGTTTTGCCATGGTGGACTGAGGTAGACCTGCACAGTTTAGCGAAAAAATCTCGGATTACCACTTCACCTTGTGGGACCAGTACCGTGCTGACATCTTATCTGGATTGGGATCTTGAGCGTTATGGCGGGCATAATAAGAACGCTTGCGTGCTTTATCTTTGGCACTTTTCGGATTCTTCCCAGCGCCCTCTACACCTTGCTGACCAAATCTAACAATACGCTCTTCTCCTCCCTCACATGCTTTGACAATGTGACTCTTGGTTTTATGTCCAGGCGTGCGTTGTGGCTTATTGCAAGCCATCTTGTCCTTCTGGTATCGCTTGGCTGCAGACACCGCCTTCTTTGGTTTGTCCGACATAATTAATGTGAACTAAAGAATGGTTCTCTTCTCTCTCCCAACTCAATGCCTGGAAGGGATCTTGATCAATCCATCTTTCAATTCTATTGAGCCTAGCCTTAGAAAAGAAATCTTGTTGTAAATACCATTCATGTAATTTATAAGAAGCCTTAGAAGCGTTGCAACGACGGCAAGCAGGAACCAAATTTTTTCGCGTGGTCTCTCCAGATTTATGACGTGGAATAACGTGATCTAAACTTGTGGCATCATCATCACAGTAAGCACATTTATGATTCCATGATTTATATATTTCATCTCTAAAACGTTTCTTTGCTAACTTTGGCGTGACTTCAACGAGTAAAGCGATAGGCTCATGCTCGCTGTAATACATGCTTTTGGTTGCCGTTAATTCATTCTAATTTCTTTAAGCTTTACAGAACTTCACCTTAGCCTTAAAAAAGTATGAATGCCCTTGACCAGGGGCTTTAACCCGTTACCGTACGAGAGTCGTTCACCCTGACGCCTACGTCATGGCTCAAACTAGAGGTTGGGTTTCCGTCGCTCGTGCGGAGGAACTCCTTGGAATCAACCGCAAGGAACTCTTCCGTATGCGCGATGATGGCACTCTAAAGCTAGGTCCGCACTTCGCTGCCTTCCCTGGGTGCCTGTCTCGTGATAGCTATCGCTGGAATGTGGAAGCTGTCAGGAAACACCTGCGTAAACAGGAGAAGATGCCTGTGGCTGCTTGATGCTTTTGTAATGGTTCTTGCGTATTTTGTACGCCAAGAGAAGATCAGTTACATTGACATCAATTGCCTGATGCGCTATTAACCTGTACAACTGAGACAAGAAAGGGGGAATACGGTCTTGTACTTCGCAAGGCCGTTTTTTTTGCAAGTTAAACAAGACAACCCACTGTGGATGCAGCGGGTGAATCGGACGTTTTTTACCAGGTACGACCAGGGTGTTGTCTGGACCCCAATCAAATGAAGTAAGATCTTCTGGGTTAACGCCGTAGGTGGCGATCACGCCAAACAACCAAGCCGCACCTTTATTGGTGCGTTGAGAGTCCAGCTGGAAAAACGCATCTACGATCCGCTGGTCCACAGGGATGGGCTGAGTCATGGTTGAGATGAGCTGCGTCCCCAGAACCTAGGAATCGTAGATTACTGGTCGCCGCTTCTTAAGGGATTCCTAACAAGTCTTATGAGACTTAAGATAAGTATACCTTATTTGTAAACACTTGTTACGGTTTGTAAGGTTTGCTTTCCTTATCAAACATTGTAAAGTTTTCCGCAATTACGTAGGAAGCGGGAACGTTAAATAATTTTTGCAAGTAAGGAAGAAGATTTGGAGATTGACAATTATAAGGAGGAACATCCATTAAGGACAGTGCTTTTCTGGTCACTTGAGCTGCTCGCACTTGCCTTTGTTCTTTTTCCGTTTGTTCTACAAGGTTTTGCTCCCACCTAGTCATTGACTCAATTTCAACTGGAAAGTCAGAAGGCTCTGGTGGAAATACGCCATCTTTAAAACGCAAAGCGTAAATGTGCTTGCAATAACGCATCTCATCAAGTAAAGGGCTCCAGTTGTCTGTTAGAGATGTGATAACAGATTGAGAAGAGGAGTAATCATTGTAAGTTGGCATCCCTTCTGGGGTTGAATTTTTGGTTCCAGGATTAGATGTGCTTCTTAAATAGGTTGCGCCAAATTCACGGTACACACCTGGGTTGTCACGATTTGAATTAAATTTTGTAATGTTATCAGTTGAAGAACCCGGATCCACTGCATAGCCAGGAGGGTTGTAAACATTAAGAATGCTCTCCTGGTCGATCGGAACCATTGCGGAATTCACTATACGAGAACTTGCTTCAAAAATCTTTGTGGTTCCAGAATCAAAAATGCTTCCCGTTCCGGCGTCTCCGTTAATTTCATATTTAAAATTAGTGCCCGGAGTTACTTCTTTGATTTCATAGAAACCATCGCCAATAGAATCTACAGTTCCTTGTACTGAAACAAAGGTATTAACAATAGGAGGTACTGTGGTAACAACTGTTATTGTCGATCCGTCTGCAATTATTTCATCGAATAAAACAGGTGTAGACAGAACAACAGTAGTCGTTTGTTCAAATCGACCAGGCTTAACAGAAGCTACGCTAGAGATTGGAAAAGATTTCTTTGATGATCCACCATCTGAATTGTGTAAAGAACGATAATCTCTATGCGTAAAATCTTGACAAGAACAACAAAATCTTGACCCTGTATTTAAGAAGCGTCCAATGTTAAAACTTGCTTGAGAAGGTGTTTTGTATTCTTTGTCAGGTGTAATTTCAATTGAGCCAGCTTTTTTAAAAGTCAATACTCCGTTGAATGGGTCAACGTCTAACAAAACGGCTTGTACATATCCGTATCTTTTTTGCGTGCTGGGATCAATACTATCTGCGGTAATTAAAGGACCATTCTCAACTACAATTCGATCTTCAAATATCTCAGTATTCATAGGCTTTAAGCCTTCTGTTTGTCCTGGAACAGGAATATAAAAAGGCGGCGGCAAAGGGTTGCCACTGCTCCAGGTGCCATTTAAGGTTACGTACCAATTGTCAGAATCTTCAGTTATAGAGGAAATCGATAAACTATTTGCGCTAACAGGATCTGTTAATTTATCGGTTCTGGTAGATCCTGCATATCTTCGGACGGCCCAGTGCATGCCAAGATCTCGGTTGTTTGTAGGGAACCCTACAAACACACCAGAGATGACCGGATATGGGTTGATGTTTGGATCTACGCTTCCTGAAGGTGTTGGAATCTGATATTCAAAAGGATATGAGAAATCATTGTTATATGCAGTAGCCGTAGCTAACTCATATCCTCGTCGCCAACGCGACCAAGCTGATTCTCTGTTTGAAGCAGTTAAAGAACCAGGTACAGAACCTTTAGAAAACTCAGATGAAATTGGATTTAGTTTAAATTCGTCCGAGCCTTTTGATTTAAAGAAATTACTGGGAGCGCCAAAACCGCTCCTTTTTTTCTTTGTCATTTATCAAAATAATCCACCTTGCGCATAAATGTGCGCCCCCGGTGTGTAGCCAGAAATATTCGGACCCTCAGCAAGAACGCCTACGTAAATACGATCGCCACGCTCCAAGTAAATACCCTTGTTGCGTAAAGGTGCACCGTCGCCCAAGCCTGCCGTATTGCCTGCAGCAGGCATTGGAACAGCAAGTTGGGGCATAACATCAGAACAATCAACAGTTCCACTATTTGCTGGGACTGTTTTCGCGAACAGAATTCGATAGTCGCCGCTTGCGGGAATTGGAGTGGTTTTATTACGTGCTTGATAAAAAACAAAAGTCACTGCTGGTTGATAACCATATCCAACACCTTGATATTGGAATCCACTTGTAGTAGCTCCGGAATAGCTAAGGGCTGTATTTACACCTGTAAGAGTGCCGGAACCCGTGTAGGTGTAATAACCGACACCACTTGCTGTACCGTTTGTTAATACTGCAGTGGAAGAAATATAAACAACTTGACCACTTCGCAAAGAAACAACGGTTCCCGAAGTGCTGGCATTTACCGTATAATCAGGATCACGGTAGAAATCATCACGGGCAATTGTGATTGAATCAACAACCCCACCGTTGTTATTTTCTTCGCTGAGAGTAGCGTCCATATCCACCAAAATGGAGGGCGCTTGGCCACCTTGAACAAATAACGTGTTATTGGCTTGACTGCCAACGGTTTGCGTGGTTACACGTACCACGTCAAACAAAGGGCGGTCAATAAACAGGGGCTGTTTGTTCGAGCTAGTGGAAGACATGTACGCTTACTCTCTATTGAATCAATTATATGCTTGCATTCTAATGCAAGCAAGTCTGTTAGAACTGAGTCAACGACTCGAGGAACGGTGTCCTTGGCGTAAATAAAGACGCCGTCGAAATGTCAGTTTCAATCTCAGTCATTGGACGCTGGAACGCAGTTTTAAACAACTGCTCACTCAATGTTGGCGTGGCGCTCTGATTGTTAAATAAGAAATTCTGAAGAAGAAATCCTTTCAAAAAATCTTGAACATTATTATCAGAGCCTTGATTCGCCTGCGTCTGTGGCTTTGGTGTGGGATTGGAGCCACCAAGGATTTTTTTCACATAGTTCTGTGTCTCCTTGAATGGAGGGATGCCGCCATACCTTTCAACGTTGCCCGGACCAGCGTTATAAGCCGCCAGTGCTTTGTCGTAAGAACCAAAACGCTTGAGCTGTTGGCTCAGATAACGAGCGCCACCCGTCAAACTTTGAACGGGATCATAGGGATTGCTTACACCAAGACCTTGAGCGGTTCCTGGCATAAGCTGGACTAGACCAGCCGCACCTGCACTGCTCTTTGCCTTTGGATTCCAGCCGGATTCCGCGCTTACAAGACGCAGAAAGATGTCTTCATTTACACCAAAGTCACGGGCTTTCTGCCGCGCAATTTCTTTAAGTTGTTCGCTGGTGTAAGACATTGGTTTCTGCTTATGCTCCTACCCAATTTGAACTTGCCCTGAGACCGGGAATAAACACTGTTTGAAGAGTAAGTGCGACTGCCAGATGAGTCAGGGTTTGTTTAACAAATTTGGGACAGATAATCATGGTTTTAAAGCAACAACACTGGCCCCCATGAATCAAAGATTCGTGTCCAGCAGGCTGGGCTTACATGCAGAGCAATGCCAGTTTATTATTGATTGCCGTACTGACGAATGCCGGAAAGTAGTTGTGCGAATAAATCAGAACGACGTTTAGTTGCCGGAGTTTCAAATGAAGCATCTTGGAATGACATGCCTCCCATCTGCTGCGGGGAAGCTGCGGAAGGAGAGGGCAACTGCGGCGCGGGTGGAACTAAAGTGTTTGGACCTCCCATTACCGCCTGATACATGGCGTCTGAAGCATCTGAGAATACTGGAAGTGCGCCAGGCATTGGTGTGATGTCAGGACGAATGCCTGTTGCATCAGCCGGCGCAATAGCATTTAACATTGCAACCGACTCCGCAGGTAACTCAGGCAGGGGTGCGCCACCTGGATACAGAGTTTTTTGAATCACGTCATATCCAGCTTGACCTGGTTTAACTTGCTTGGCAAGACCACCATGTTTAGAAGCCCAGATCTGCATGCCAATATCTTCTGCGGCTTTAATTTGCTCAGGTGTAGCTCCGGGGGCGACAGCTTTTAATCGAGCGTCTTCGTAACGTTTAAGCTCTGGGTTTTGTGCCGCCATCTGAGCAACACGTGCCTTCTCCTTTTGGTAGGCACGTTCTGCTGCAGCTGGTGCCCCAGGAGCTGCCTGGGCTGCTGGCACCGTTACTGGTACAGCATAATCTGTGGTCTGTCCAGGGAATTTGAACAGCGGAGAAGCTGCCATTGGAGCAGAGGCTGCCATCTCAATAAAGGATTTTGGTTTACCTTTCTGCCGTTGAAATACAGGAGATGGAACACCAGCAGCTTGAATCGCTTTAAAAATATCAATGGCCATGATTAGCGCCAAACCTCATGAAGATAAAGACGAGAGCCCACTGCAGTGTCAGCAGGACCAGGTAAAGCTTGAATAAATTCCGCACCTGAGCGTTCATAACGATATCGAGCCTGGAAGGGATCTTTGTAGTTAGGAACGTAAAGAATGCCGGCAAGACGGTTGGTTTCGTAGAGATAAATCTCATCCCAAACCTTTAATGCCTCTTTGGCATTAGTAGAGCGAATTGTGCGATCCACGTCACCGAGGATGCTTTCAATTCGCGTAGAAGGTGTCGATGCAACTTCTGTTTTCTTTTCAGCCGTATCGCAACGACCAAGCTGAATAACAACCTTGTCGTAGAAGTATGAATCCGGAATGGTATTCATTGCTTCTTCCAGACGGGCATAGTCACCCGCCGGAACAGACACGGTAAAGTAGCCCAGGTGATACCTAACTCTACTTTTGTCAAAGTCAGATAACTGCACGTCTACCTTTCGTTATAGTTTAATTATAAAGTAAGCAATTTACCCAATATCAAGCGGGGAAGAACTCATATATTGAGCGAGTAGCTGCTGCGCCATGCTTTGCCTTGGAGCAAAAGCATCGGCCAGCGCTTGCTCCATAATTGACTCTTTAAGTGTTTTTTCTTTTGGCTTTGTTGCTTCAAGTAAAGTTAATAGAGTTGATAAATCATCCCCTGAAGAACTCTGTTGTTGTTCAGCGGAAGCAATTAAATCTGCTCCGGGCATAATATCGCTGAGCTTACCTTCTGCTGTTTTATAGCGTCCGGTGGCAAGCCATTCAAGCTGTGGATCTGTAATAGATTTTTTCCCTGCAAGTGCCAGGTGAACATGAGTATCGTGACCTGGATCACCAGGGCCTAGGACCTCGTTAAACAAACCTAGCTGTTTAGCTCGCCAGCGAAGCTCACCAGTGCGTTCTTTCCAGCTCTTAGGTTTTCCTCCTTCATAAGCAGGAGCAATGTCTGGGCGCCAATCACGTACATCAATCGCCTGACCAACAGGGTGATAACCCGTTGGAGAATGACCGCCGCCTACACCGCCAAATTCTGGATGTTCGCCAATATCTAATTTCGCGTACTTCTGTAGGGCGCGAGCAACATCGGCAATAGTTCTTTCAGCCATTATCTTTTTGTTTTTATTTTAAGACGAAAAAACCCCTGGTTTCCCAGGGGCTTAATCTGTGGTAAATGGATTAAACCCTGATTAAGTCGGCTGCCAGAACTGCATCCCAGTCCACACGCTTAATCTGTTTTAACTGCTCAAGGCTATTAAACTTTTCACCCGATAAGGACATCTGAAGATCTTTAATCTCTCGAGCTGTCTTAATACCGATTCCTTTAATATGATCCGCGATCATTTGAGGAGTGGCGGTATTAATATTTAAACGTGTTTCGGGTGGGAAAGTACGAGGCTCTTCTTGGGCTGCCTTATCCTTAACCTGAAGAGTAGCAACTTTTTTAGTTGCAGCTTCGTCAGGGGTCAATTCATTTTTGTAAGCGGTATAAAGGCGACCGTCCTGATCTTCGACCATGAACCAATCGCCGTTATCCCATTCACTTACAACCTTGACGCGAGCGCCTGTTTTACGATGCTGGTAAAGCATAAAGACCAGATGTTTTGATTTCTGGTCTTAGTTTAACCTAATCAGCTAACAGTGCGGCCAAGAATATACTCTTCGATATCTTCGTAGCCAGGAGCATCGTCGGGTTGAATGTAGCAAACCTCGACAACGAAGTAGCCTTTCACGCCGGCATTCACATCGGAATCGGCCAGATACACACCACCAGACACGCTGGTGTCAGTGTTAGTACCACGGGCAAACACCTTGAAAGTAGTGGCATTAGTCAGGGACTTATACACACCAGAAGCGCCAAGACCAGCTGCACCTGTAGCGGTCAGGAAAGGAGTGGAGCCAAGTGCCTGAGCACCGGCACCAAACACAATCTTGCCGTTTGCATCACCAGAGGTAGTGGAGGTCAGGTTGGCTTGAGCGATAGGCTCGCCCACGCCGGTCACAGCCACAGGACCACTGGAATCGCGGCCAAAGGTCACCACGTTACCAGTAGAGGCGTACACGCCAGTGGCAACGCGACCATCACCCCAACCAGAAGCAACCGAGATCGCAGCGCGATACACGAAAGCAGGTTGGGTGGCACTGCCAGAGATCACCATGCCGGTGATGTCGGGACGGGTGTCGTCCTGGCGGTAAGGCGAAGGAACGATCACGTTCAGGGTTTGGCCACGAGTAGCGGCATCACCAGAAGCCCATTCCACCACAGCGTAACCACGCTGCTGGAAGTAGCGGTAGCCAGGAACGGCCAGCACCGAAGTGGGGCCGCCCTTAGAAGCATCATTGCTACCGCTGTCGTTGGTATCAATGTTCTTGTACCAGCCGTTCAGGGCATTAGTCCAGTTACCTGGATAGATCTTTTTAGAAGACAAATAAGACATTTATTTCTCCGTTAAATTGGATTATTTTTTTATCAGAGAGTGCCGTCGTCAGAGACAAAGCTAAACGCAGTAGTCACAAAATCCTTGTTCAGGATTTCAAAACCAGCGTACAGTTGCCAAATCAGGATGATAAAGCGGCTGAAGTCATCGTTGTTATTGATGAGCACCTGAGCGTTAGGACCGCCGATGCCAACACCGATTGCCTGAGGACCAAAGAAGTAACCTTGGGCAACTTCTTGGTTGCTGTAGGAAGGAGTATCGGTGAAGCTTGCGCTAACAGTTTTAGTTGGGAAGTTGGTCGATTCGAAGAACTTCACACCTTCAAACTGAACACCAGTCGGCATCACAGGCTCACCAGCCAGGAAGTAACCCTGACCAGCTTGTGGACCCATGTAGAAGCTGGCGTTATTAGGCATCATGGGATTACCCATGTACAGGCCTTGGCCAGCATTGCCGCTGTAGCGAGCGATCTCACGGAAGTCTGGATCACGACGCAGGTGCATCATGAAAGTGGGATCGCAGATACAACGATACAGACCATCAGCGAAGGTCGGCACGTTGCGCTTACGGAGATCCTTAACAACGGTCAGCAGGTCGGTACGCACCTGGAACTGCTGCACTTGAGCAGCATACTCGGCGGCGGTATAAGCAACCGAGCCGTTGGCAGCCTTAGGCTTGCCACCAGGGAAGTAGTAACCACCTTGGGTGCTGGAAGCTTCACCATTTGCTTCTGCCTTGGCGAGCTCGTCAATAAAGACGCGGTCGCGCCAGCGGCGATAGTCGTCAAGCAGAGTCAGACTGCCGATCGACTGGTGGAACATGTTAAGGTTCCCCGTGTCCAGCAGCAGACGCTGAGCCGTGATTAAAGTCTCGCGAGCAATTTTGAAAGTGCTGGGCTGAGTTGGATCGCCCGGATCTGCAGGACCCGTGTATTCCTTAAGCACCACCAGAACTTTCTCTTTGGTGATGTTACGGCTGTTAGCAGTACCGATGGTTTGATCGGCAATACGCTCACGGCTGTCCTTAGTACCAGGGGTACCCCAGAACTTGTAGCGATCTAATTGAACAGTTTGACCGGGTTGACTAGTGAAGTCGTGAACAACCACGGGCTCCACAGCCATCTCGGCAATATAAGCGGGGTGGGGACGATAAAGTTCCGCACCTAAAATCTTTGGAAAATCGTTATCAATGAACACTTTGTTCTATCCTCCAGTGTCGCAGGAAGTTTTTTATCGGGTGAAAGAGTCAGACATTATTATGTCTTATCTAACACAAATTTTAGCAGTTAGTAATTTATTACATGTACTGCAGGGTGGGTATGGCCATTCGTGCCATATCCGTGTTGTTTGAGCCATATGCTTCGGGATCCATGCCTTGCTGGAATCCGGGAATCCCTACAGCTCCGGCTAGACTACCGGCTGCTAAACCCCCCATGCCGGCAACACCAGCCGCGAGAGGAATACCAACGCCAGCAGCGGCTTCTTTACTGACACCCAAATTAATGGCATCAGCAATAGGACCCATGGCCCCACGAACTGCTTTTTGGCGTTTGCTGCCAGCTGGAACTTTCTCGCCAATTGCTCCAAGTCCCTCAATGGCTTGAGATGCAAGAGCGGCACGAGCAGGGCCGGCATACTTACCAGCAAGTCGTGCAGCCCCTAAAGCACCACGGGCACCGAGACCTGCGGCAATACCGCCAAGTGCAGCACTACCGGGATCTTCGCCCTGTGCGGCAAGAGCCCCACCGACTGCCAGGCCGGCAGCGGCGGGGACTCCGTATGCAAGCAGAGGACGACGTTGTCCTAATGGTTGCATTTGCCTCACTCCATCACAAAGAGTTTGTTAGAAACAACATTGGGCTGAGCCTGGTTCAGAACGCGCCAGGCATTCTGAGGATCACGCGCCATCATGTCGTTAAAAGTTCCCCAGAAATTAGCGGGTTGCTGAGGTGCCTCCACGGCGGGAGGAGCTGGGATCAACTTCTTCAGTCTCATAGCCATAAGCCTCAAGATCCTCTTCACCTTCGTGAACGGGATATGGACCTTCTGGACCAAAGAAACGAAGAGTGTAATCGCTTAAAACATCAGGATTGGTGAGAATTTCGTTATAAGCAAGATTCTCCTGATGCGATTCAGTCGCAAACTCAGCGTAACCTTGAAGAGTCTCGGTCATTTCCTGACCCCAGGCAACGGCACTGTCAAGCAGGCCCTCAAGCTGAACCGCGTAATTATTTAGAATTGCGGGCGCTTCGCTTCCGAACGCTGCGAGTACCTGCTGGCTTTCCAGGCTCAGGTTCTCCGAGTAAGTTGGGGAAGAGCTGGGCGAGTAAGCCTGGCTGGTTGACCAGGTCTGCGGAACCGATTGTTGCGTACTTGGGGCGCTCGTCAAACCGTAGTTCGCCGGGGCGTAAGTCGTCGTCGGAGTTGATGGTTGACCCTGGAACGGGGATTGAACTGGTGCGCTCAGGAGGTTCACCACCTTGTTGAACGCCGACTCCCATGGATTGCTCTGAGCTTCCGGTTGGGATTGGGGGGCGTACTGAATAGGGCTCGAGGGTTGGTAACCCTGGGCCGCCTGAGGTACTGCCACCTGGTAATTCGCCGGCGCTGCCTGGTACGAGACCGGGGCTTGGCTCGGCTGGTAAGACGGAGTCACGTAACTGCTCGGCGCTACTGCCGGAGTCGGGCTCGTCTGTGGGATCGATTGGACGGTAGCGTCCTGCATAACTCATCTCCTTTTGTAAAGCCTCTAATGTTCGATACAGATATGGAGTTAAATCCAACCTGGGATCGGCAGCCATCGGAAGGTTTGGTGACTGCGGGTGAGGGGTCTGCATCAGTCCACCCACCAGGCGAGAGAATTGAGCAAAAGCGCCCTGTAGTTCACTCACCATCCTGAACGGGAACCCAGATAACATCTCGGCCCGTTCCTCATCCGTCTTAGACGGAAAGAGGTATTTCAGTGCTTCAATGCTATCAACACCTAATTCTTGTAAGTTACGTACCACAATTGAATTGTTGAGTACGTCTTGTGTAGAGTCCTCGTAAACGGGGCCTGTCCACCTCCACAGCATAGTAACATCGCCATCTGGAATGAGGCCTGTTACACCTGGAGGCACACTTTGTTGTTCGATGGCAACATTCAATGCTGCTTGAACTTGCTCTTCAAACAAAGACAAAGCTTCCCTGTAAGCATCTTTTTCTTCTCTGCTTGCTTTAGGAGAAGGCTCAACGGGACGCTCAATGCCCATTGCAGCAGCAAGAGACATCCGGAACAACTGCTCTTCCTGATAAATAATTAATTCAAGACAGCGGCAAATACCGTAAGTGTAAATTGCATTTGCTTTTTTCTTTGACGTTGCCGAAACGCGACCAAATAAAGACTTGTATTCAGTTGCAGTAACACCTGCAGAAATAGAAAGTTCGTCAACGCCACCAAGAGCTGTACGAATTTCTTCCCGATATTGACGAGCAAAATTGTTTTGATCACCAGTAATAGCATCTGGCACAATGTAGCCAACGCGATCGTTTGGCTCTAAGTTTGCAATAACACGTGGAACACGGATCTGACCGTCAACCCCACGAGAAACTGGATCCGATTTAAAACTGGAACGGCTTAATGGATTGGCGCCGGCAAATCCTGAGTTCGCTGCAATAGACGGACGTTGTACAACAGAATCACCACCTGCTTCCATCAGGTCGGTTTTGGGCCGAGAAGAAAGAAGGGTTGGATTGCCAAAGAACTGAACGTTCTTACGCATGGTGCGGACCAAATCATCATGCGTCACAATGTGATTGGCTACTGCGTCAAATTCGCCAACACCTTCTTTTGCAAACCCTTTGGGGTTGTTAAAGATTTCAACACAAGGAATAAAGCCAAGTGAATTTTTAAACGTTTTATTTTTCCCTGGGGTCATGCCAGATGGCATGTCAAAACTTAATTCTGCATCAGAATGTGTTTCTTCAATTTCGTTTGCTTTGATAGACAAACGGATATATCGCTTGGACCCAGGCTCACCAGTAATTGATGTGCCAGTGGTATTAACAATATTGATTCCGTCGTAAGAGCTGCCGGCCTTGCGGACCTTATAGCTGTAGATGATCACCACCTCTTCCAGCTCACCATCCACGTTGTAGTAACTGCGGTATTCGTGCTCGCGGAAATAATAAATTCTATAGTTTTGTTTTGTCGGCCTGATGTAGAAAATACCTTTTCCGTCACACAGAAAATAATCCCAGATCGAATCGAGCCGAATATCGATTTGATTGTATTTGATTACACGGTCGATAAAATCTTTGCGCTGTGCACCAAAGTTGTCTTGACCCGGAAAAAACTCAACCCCTTGGCGAATGCCAAAGAGTTTCATCTGGGCAAGATGGGACGCAACGACACCAGTATCTACAACCGTATTGGAATCCTTTTCCAAGTACGACTCAACGATTTCGTGAAGCCTGGCTTTTGCGTCGACTGCCATTATTTATTTTGCTTATTACTTAAATACTAGCAGTTTAAGTAAGATATGCAC